GGTCAGAGTTTTTAACCATGGTCATATCGTCTGGAGTATTAGGGGCAAGAATCAAGTCACCATTAACCTCAAACGTAAAGTCAGAAGGTAACTCGATTGCACTACTAATGATGAAGTCATATCCAGCGGGAAGAACAACATGTTTTGCACCACTGTCGACAGCAGCCTGAATAGCAGCCCGATCATCCGTCACGCCATCACCGACAGCACCGAAGTCTTTGACCGATACAAACTCTTGAAGTTTTTGGGCTACATTTCTATCTTGAGCACCTGTACCACCTTGATTATAAGTGATAGCTGTAGCATTGGAACCATTCAGGGTGTCTGTGTTTGTAGGGTAGACAATCTCAATGGCTGCATTTAGGGGTGGTGCTTCTGAGAAGGTAACTGTTGTACCTGACAAAGAAAAGGTGGTCTTATTCTGATAGACACCATCTACATAAATGTTTACGTTGTTTTCAGTCTGTGGATTAGCTGTCAGAGAGTAAGCTACAGTACTGCCATCGCCTGTATAGGAGGCTGTCAGGTAGGTAGTCTCAAAACTAACATCACCTGATGCGGTTACAGCTACACCATTAATCAAAAGGCTGTCAGTAGCTATCTGACCAGCATTAAGAATGTTATTGCCGTTGACATCGAAGTCAGCACCCATAGAGTTAGGGGTACTACCATCTAATGACAGTGTGTTGTCAAATCCATCTTGTAGGTTTTCGAAGTTAGTGTTCAGTGCTTGCCGACTGTAATAGCCAGAAGCAATGGTTGTAATATCAGGTTTCTTAGCCACGTTGTATATCCTTTACCAGTGGTGGATACTAATTAGTTGATCTTTATGCCTAGCCTTTGAGCATCCTCAGAGAGGATTGACAAAGCTTCTTTGTTTAACTCTTCGTCTTCCTTAGCTTGTAACTTACGTTTAGCCTGTGAAGCTGTGTCCTTGTCTAACCAGCCCTTCTCTAGGAGTAGCTTGGCTGCACTAAAGGAACTCCTGCCGCCTGTCTTCATCTCCTCAGCTATGGACTTGATAGCCTCTGACTTAACCTTTACCTCAGCTTCCTTGCGCCACTTATTTACATGTGGCTTCAAAGGAGGAGAGTTACAGATAGCCTTCCAGCAATCCCATGAACCAAAGACTGTCATGGCGAACTCATACTCTGTAGGATCATTAGGAACCATCGCCATGTAGACCTTGTGGAGTGACATCATAGGTCTACCGTGAGCTACTATGTCCTCTTCCTTTAAGGTAAAGATGGAGTCAGATGGATCATCATAAGATAGCTCATAGAACAAACTCTTAGTCCTAGGCTTGTTTCTAATATTCTTTATTTGATCCATGGAGAACATCATGGTTAAAGTGTTCCTTCTTTTGTAAAAACAATATGTGAAGTATAACATAGTTTACTTAAGTTGTCAAGTGTTTTCTTTAAAGTAATCACGAAATGTTTCAATATTGTAATACTTAGTAACAGGGTGCTTTTTGTTGTTGACAGAAGTGATAGAATATGTTATAATAACTTAAGTGTTGCGGGGGGTGAATACTATAGTATATCTTAAGCTTATTATTCCTACTAGATAATATAGCTTACTGGTTACTTAAGGACAACTCCAGATCAGCTTATGTATAGTTGTATAGGGCATCTCAGGGATTCTACCTTGGGGTGTCCTTTTTGTTTTCCTAAGCCTATATTTGACACCTTAGGAAAAACTATTAGAAAATCTTTTGGTGCATTGTACATACAGTAGGCACCCCCGTGTCCCCCCTTGGCCCTCCCTTTGTGATCACAAAAGCAACACCTTACACCCCTTAAGCTTTCCTTTTGTGATCACATTTGCATTCCTTTGGGATTGCTTGGCTAGATTTGTGATCACATAAGGATTTTTACATAGGGTTATCATATGGGAAATACCCCTAAGCTATCCCTTAGTTTCCCAAAGGTTTAATATCATTAGATTTTCTTGTGATCACATCCCTATTCTATGTCATGTTCTTATAGTTTCCTTTTAGTCTTCCTTATAATATACTTTATGTCTATACTTAAGGATATATAAACCTATACGTTTTTTATCTTGCTTTATTGTTTTTTATTTGTCATCTATTAATCAATCGAAACGACAACAAAACGAGGTTTAACATGTTTTTTCTTGAATTAGATCATCTTGACGGCAATCATTATAGAATTTCTTGGAATGGTTCTGCTACCTATAACTTACAAATTCCCGTTGGTGGTCAATGGGTAGACATTGAATGTTTTACTTGCTATGAGTATGACAATCCAAACGATGCATTTGATTTTGTAATGGATTGGATGATTGAAAATATTGATTCTGTTGACGGGTACAGTCAAGATATTAAAGAGGTTTATGCAGTTTAAGGTTCTTCTTAGGGTTGGCACTTGCGGGTGCCAATCTTTGGAACAATCAACCAACCTTGAAAGGAAATAAAATGCAATTCGAAAAATTTATCTTACCAACACATTGGGCTGTGTATCTTGTCAACAGTGACCCGTCATATCTTGATGACGATGAAATATCTTTGATTGATACCTATGTTGATGACATGCTTGCGACTGGTTATGAGTGCTTTCATGTTGTTGACGTAGACAATGAGTCATATTTTTCTAGGTATCATGATGCGGACAAGGGCAAGTATCTATTGACCGAAGTATCAGAATATCAAGTTCAAACTGCTTAGTTTATATCTTGACAGTTAGCCGTTGCGGCGGCTAATCTCTGGATATAACTCAAACCTAGAAAGGAAATACAATGGCATACAACAAACTGAGCACATATAAAACAGCATGGACACAAGACGATGAAGGCGGTTGTGTCATATATACCAAGACTAAAATCGTGGAGTGGGTAGGTAACAGGATTACACTTAACTCAGGTGGTTGGGAAACTGTCACCACCAAAAGAAAGATGAACCAAGCAAGCCATCAATTCGGCCTAGGCTTTGGTGTATTTCAGAAAGATTTTACTTGGTACGTTGACACGCCACAAGGTGAGACCGTGAGATACTATGACGGTATGACGTTAGAAATGGTCAAGAAATATTAAATTAGGGGTTGCTTTATCTGTGGCACTGGTTCTAGTGTCACTAGATAAACACCTAGGAAAAGGAAAAAGAGTATGTCACACACAAACATTTTAGTAGATGCAGATATTGTAATACGTAACCGTTTGACAGGTAAGGAAGTAGATCTATCTGTCAAGGATATTAGATGCCTATGGATATGGGATGATATATCTAGGGATGCTGCAGAATATTGGGCTGTTTCCGATTGGATAGCAGAAAATTTTGGTAACGGAATAGATTGGTTTTCTATTAAATCATGGACTGGATCACCAATAAAAGAATAAATTAGGGGTTGACAACAAAAAAGAAACATGCTTAAGTTTAACCATAGACAAACACAGAAAGGAAAACAAATGTTTGTATTACTAGCAACAAAAGACTTGAATGACGGGACAAAAGGTTTTCGTTTTAACTTCCTAGGTATCAAGGGACTAACACGGAAACGGAAAGGACTAAGCCGTGGCCTAGGTTTCCAGAAAGGTAAGTGCACCACAGCCTTGCACCTAGGGAAACGCACTGTTTACTTTGAAACAAAACGTAACAGACAATCAGTGCGACAGCTGCGACACTTTGCAGGATGACCATGGGCAAGTATGTCAAAAGGTTTTTGATAGCTCTCTCAGTGCTGCTCAATGTGGCACTGGGGGGACCAAGTAACCAGACGTTTAGTGCTAGGAATTGGCAATGGAAAAGAGAAAAGAGAAAGAACCTAGTCTTTTATATTGACAAAGTTTTAGGCGTCGATCATTGTAGTAATAGCTGGTCCTATTGGATCACCAGAAAGGAAAAGAAAAATGATAAGTAAGAAAAAGAAATGGTCCCCACAGTATGGACAATATACGGAGAGTGATGCCATAATTGATGCTGAATGGCTAGATCCAGATGAGGACCAAGAGAAAATAGAAGAAGAATATTATATAGAAATATGTCAGAAAGGGGACTTGACTTACAGTCCTGACTAGAGTATATACATATATATCCTGCCCTAACGGACAGCCTTATTATACAAAGTAAACCATGACTTGTCAAGAGGAAAATATCATGCAAGAGGACAGCATTTATTTCAGCATAGGGGACCAAGAGTTCGAAGTGCTTAGTGAAGTAGTACAAGAGGGTGAGTTCAAACTAGAAAGATGGTCAGACTTGCCATATGAATTAGACATTATAGCCAACCCAATGATCAGGATCTTAGATGTATTCGACGGGGAAGGAAACAGACATGACCCTACAGTCTTGACAAAGAAACAGCATCAGACTATAATGGAGCTATTGACCCAGAAATACTGGGATGAGGTAGTAGAGGGAGAAGTATGGGTATGACATGGGTAAGCCACCAGCCTTGTCCCTATGAGGACTGCGGTAGCTCAGATGCGTTCAGCTACAACACAGAAAGCATGGCTGGCAGGTGTCACTCATGCGAGAGAAAGTATAGGTTCAACCAAGAAGAAAAGGATGACTGGGAAATGCCAGAGCAAGAACAGATAAGACCTGTCCCAACAGAAGTGCTGACCCCTGTCTATCGTAGTGTCAGAAGTATCAGCAAGGAAACCATGGAGTTCTTTGGGGTCAAGACATTCTTGGATAGCCAAGGAAAAGAGATAAAGCAGGACTACCCCTATCCATCAGGCGGCATCAAGACAAGGTTCTTCCCTAAGGAGTTCAGAGCTAAGAACCTGAAGACAGATGAGCTATTCGGAATGAACCTGTGGAATGCAGGATCAGGAAAGATTGTCACCATAACTGAGGGTGAGCTAGATGCCATGTCAGCCTATCAGATGTGTAAGAACCCTAAGTATGGTTCAGCCTTTGTGTCACTACCATCAGCCACCCCTAGCAATAAGCTATGGGCTAACGTAACGGAGTGGCTCAAATCATTCGATAAGATTATCTTGTCAATAGAACATGATGACCAAGGGAATGCTGTAGCTCAACGCATAGCTAACCTATTCCCTAATAAGGTCTACAGGGTACAGCATGACAAATATAAGGATGCTAATGAGTTTCTTGAGGCAGGTGCAAGGAATGAGTTCTATCATGCATGGTACAACGCCAAGAAGTACACACCTGAGAACATACTGAATACCCCTGACCAGTTCCTTAAGTTATTCAATACGTCAGAGAACCATGTCTATGTTGAGACAGGCATACAGGACTTCGATGATCTATGCATGGGCCTGATGCAAGGACACTTCACATTGTTCAAGGCACAGACAGGTATAGGCAAGACAGAGTTCATGAGATACCTAGAGTATCACATCCTAAAGAATTACCCTGAGATTTCTATAGCTGCATGGCACATGGAAGAAACAAAACTACGTAGTTTACTTGGTCTTGTGTCATACTATAGTAACAAGAACCTTACCCGAAAGGATCTAATAGAACAAGAGCAAGCAGAAGAAGAAGTACAAAGGGCTATCGTAGATATAACAAAGGATGAGAGACTATACCAATTCTTCCTTAATGATGAGGACGATCCCCTTGACATACTGGGACACATAAGGTATCTTTCTCAAGCTTGTGGTGTCCGATATGTATTCTTCGAACCTATCCAAGACATCGCAGCTAACATGGCAGGGGATGAAAGCAAAGAACAATTCTTAGCTGATCTATCTGTCAGACTATCTAAGTTAGCAGCTGAGTTAGGGGTAGGCATCATCACTATCGGACATACCAATGATGACGGGGCTGTCAAATACTGCCGCATGATCGAGCAAAGGGCATCAGTGGTTGTAGAATTACAACGTGACAAGATGTCAGAAGACGCAGATGAGAGAAACACAACACGCCTACTGGTCACAAAGAATAGACCCGTTGGCCCCACAGGATACGCAGGTCAGCTATCGTTTGACCCAGCATCCTTTACACTTAAGGAAAAGTATGCAACATATTGATTTCTGGCCTACATTTAGTGCGGTGGTCTACTTCTTAGGAATGATCTTGCACTACTATCATGTACTCACAGTGTTTTACTTACAGGATATACCAGATGAGGAAAGGAGTAAGGTAAGGACAATGATGTTCTCTTTGATATGGCCTTGGACAGTTATATTGATGACAACTGGGTTGATGGGTGATGATGATGACTAATAAAATTGTAGCTATGGACATTGAGACAGATGCATTAGATGCCACAAGGATCTGGGTTATCTGTGCTCAAGATGTCAACACAGGGGAAACAGAACAGTTCCTCAATGTTGACAGGATACCTGAGGAAAGGGAGAGGTTCATTGAATATTGTCGCACAATACATACTTTTGTTTTCCACAATGGCATTGGCTTTGATGTCGGTGTTATTAATCGACTGGTCAAAGAGGATTGCATTGATCCTACTATGGTTCTCGATACTCTTATTCTGTCTCGCCTTATCCAATACGACTTAGAAGGTGGTCATAGTCTTAAGGCATGGGGTAAACGGCTTAGTGATTTCAAGATGGACTTCAAGGATTTCTCAGTGCTCACCCAAGAGATGATCGACTATTGTCATCAGGATGTAGCTGTCACAGTTAAGATCTATAAGAGGTTCTTAAGTGTTATCAGTAACCCAATGTGGCAAGATGCTATCAGATGTGAGCATGACATACAGATCCTGTGTGAAGAGATGACAAAGAATGGTTTCTATTTCGAGAAAGATAAAGCTGAACATCTTCTGGATGAGATAGAGCTACGCATGTGTGAATTAGAAGAAGGATTCCAACATGACTTTCCACCCAAACTAGAGGAAGTCAATAGGATTATCTATCGTAAAAAACAAGATGGCTCATTGATGGCTAATGTTGTCAAGGCTAAAGAGAAATACCCGAAGACAGAAGTTGATAAGTCTACCTACCCACCTAATCTTATCTGCTATGATTGGGTAGAGTTCAAACCATCGTCACCTAAGATGCGTATTGAAAGACTATGGCAAGCTGGCTGGAAACCAACAGACAAAACCAAGGGGCATATAGAATATGACAGAGAACAAAACCGTAGATAGAGGGGCTAAGTTTGCTAGG